CCCCGCAGGGAAATTTTATTGCTTTTTGTGTTTCCCAAGGCCGCGGCTGATCGAACCATTCGATTTCAGCCAGCGCCACGCCGGCCGAAGATGGCGTAGTTCCTGGAACGGGGCATTGGAATAATGGCACAGCTTAAGAATCCGCGTCACGAGCTGATGGCCCAGGCCATCGCGTCGGGGAAGACTCAAGCGCAGGCGCATAAAGAGGCCGGCTACAAGGGCACGGCCGACGGTGCGAAGATGGTGCTCAGGGAGCATCCGGAGATACGCGACCGTGTCGCCGAGCTCCTGGCTGCAACCGCGGCGCAGACCGTCAAGGGCGGCGTCGATGTCATCAACGGTCTTTGGGCCGTCTTCGAAAAGATGAAGGAGCTCGCGACCGGCAAGGGCGGCGGCAGGGCCACGGTGCGCATCTCCGCCGCGAACGCGATGAAGCAGCAGGCTGAATTGCTCGGCCGGCACTATCGTCTGTGGGATCACGGCGACGGCGACCGTGCCGCCGATACCTTGCCGCTGGCCGAGCGGTTGAAGCAGTACCGCAAAGAGGAGTCGTCGGCGCCGGCACTCATTGGGGGGAGCAACGTGGTGTCGCTGAAACGCGAGGCGTAGTTGCCTTCGATCGAGGACTACCGCGACATCGACAGGGTGATGCGGAGCGACTTTCCGCACTACTGCCGCAAAGCGATCAAGATCACTGACCGAAATGGCGCGAAGGTTCCGTTCCTCCTCAACGGGGTGCAAACGGAACTTCACCGCACGGTGACGCGGATGCTGGATGATCTCGGTTCGGTCCGCCTGATCATCTTGAAGGCGCGGCAGCTCGGCGTCTCGATGTATGTGCTGGCCAGGCTGTACTGGCTGACCTCGCTCATCCCCGGCCGGCGCAGCTACATCCTGACGCACAAGGATGAGGCGACCACCAATCTCTTCGACCGCTTGAAGCTCATGCATGACAACATGCCGGACGACTATCGGCATCGGCTTCTGAAATCCAATGCCAACGAGTTGATCTTCGAGGGCATGGATGGAGCGGGCTACGGCGTCGGCACGGCGGAAAACACGGACGGCGGCGGCCGGTCGCTCACCCTGCAGAATTTTCACGGCTCCGAGGTCGGATTCTGGCGGCGGCCGACCCAGCATTTCGCCGGCGCCATGCAGGCCGTTGCCAAGGTGCGGGGATCCGAAATTTATCTCGAGTCCACCGCCAACGGCATCGGCAACGAGTTCTATAAGCAGTGGTCGTTGGCGGAGCGCGGAGTGTCGGACTTCCGGCCGATCTTCCTGCCCTGGATGCTTGAGCCGGACTATGCGCGCGCCCTGGTGGCCGACTACCAGCCCTCAAGCGAAGAGGAGGAGTATCAGCGCCTGTACGGGTTGAGCGACCAGCAGCTTTGTTGGCTACACTTCAAGAATATCGACCTCGGTGGCGAGCCCGGCATCGTCTGCCCGATGTTCCGCCAGGAATTCCCGGCAACCGCCGCCGAAGCCTTCCAGATGAGCGACAAGAAGTCGTTCATCGGCGCGGAATACATCAACCGGGCCCGCCGCGTCATGATGGACAGGTCGCTGTTCCGCCATCTGCCGCGGATCCTGGGCGTAGACCTCGGCAGCACGAACGACTCGAGCTACCTGATCGACCGGGTGGGACCGATACTCGGCTACGGGATTAATGAGCGGTTCCGCAGCGCGGACACCATGGCGACGGCCGATCACATTGCGTGGGTCTTAAAACAGAACCCGGACATTGATCATGCCTTCATCGATATGACGGGCATGGGAATCGGAATCGTCCACTACCTCAAGGGGCCGGCGGGATTCAGTGATCGCGTGACCGGCGTCAACTTCGCGAGCGGCGCCACCGACAAGATCAAATACAAGAACAAGCGCGCCGAAATCTGGGGGCGCTTGCGCGAATGGTTCATGGACCCGATGGGTGCGGACATGCCCGACGACAACAGCCTGCACGCCGACATCGCGGCACCCGCCTGGGGGCCGGCACCGTTCTGCCGCTACGAAACCGGCATGAACCGGCTGCAAATGGAGGAGAAGCTCAGCATCCGCGAGCGCCTCGGCTTCTCGCCAGATGGCGGCGATGCCGCAGCCCTAACGCACAGCTTCAACGTCGAGAAGGGCAGGCCGACAGAGGCGTCCTGGATGGACGACTACAGCGGCGGCCAGCCGCTGGACTGGCAGGCGTTCTGATCACCACCACAGAGAAGGAACTTCATCGATGACACCGAGCAAGAACACCATCCGACAGCTTCTCGGCACGGGCTGGCACGTTGCCCAGGATGCCTTCGAGAAGCTGATGGGCGGCCGCGTCGAACGGACGACCACCCCGGTCGGCAATCTCGTGCCGCAGTTCGTCGGCGAGATGCAGGACGATACCGTCGCTGGCGCGCTCTATGAAGCGATCGGCCTCACGAACGCCGATTGGCGCCGCGTCGCCCGGCGCATCGAACATCATGATGTCGTGTATGACCCCGCCTCGGTGGCCGCCGCGACTGCGGTGGAGAACGCCACCACCATGGCCGTGCCTGGCGCGGCTGTCGGCGACGGTGTCATCGTCCAGAAGCCGACCGGCACCGCTGGCGTTGCGGTCGCGGGCGCGCGAGTGTCGGCCGCCGGCGTCGTGACGGTCACGTTCGTCAATCCCACTGCCGGCGCCGTGGATCCGCCCTCGGAAACCTACCGCGTCACGCTGATCAAGCGTTAACCTGGGGGGGGCTGCGATGGCCAAATTGTATGTGTCGGAATACCTCTACCTCGCGCAAGACCAGCGCAGCCAGCCCGTGGCCGCGCCCCAGGAGCCGCCGGTCGCCACGCAAGTGCTCGACACGGCGGGCACCAGTCTCTCAGCGGCCATCGTCGGCAAGTTCGTCCTGATCTCCGCCGACGCCACCCTTTCGTATCGGCTTAGCGCCGGTGCCGGGTCGTCCGATCCTGTCGCCACCACCAGCGACATGCGCATGGCCGCCGGCGATTCAAGATTCTTCGGCGTTGTTCCCGGCGCCAAGATACACATCGTCGCCAATACGTAGGAGTACGGCCATGATGGGAGGCAAGGCCGGCGCGGTTCAGCCCGCCGAAGCGGGGCTACTTGCGCTGCTTGAGATGATCGTCAATCCCGAGACCTACAAGGTCCGTATCAACGATCTGGTTGCCCTGCGCAGCAGCGCCGAAGCGGCGAAGGCGGCCGCCGAACAGGCGAAGATCGAGGCGCATCGGGCCACCGAGGCCGCCAAGGCTGTCGTCGACCAGTCCATGGCGGCGCAGGCGAAGGCGAGGGCCGAAAAGGAGGGGGCGGACGCTGAGATTGCCCGCCGCGCCGCCACCCTTGATGCGGCGCGTGCGGAGATCTCTCGCGATCGCGAAGCTCTTCAAGCCGAGAAGGCAACCTTCGAGGCTCAACAGCGGCAATTTGACGAGACCCGGGAGCAGGCGGCAAAGAACGATGGGGCGCGCGAGACCGCGCTTGCCGCCCGCGAAGCCGCCATCGCAACCAAGGAGGCCGAAATAAAAACGCGCCTCGATGAGGCCAACACCCTCAAGACCGAGTACGAGGTGAAGCTGCGCCGGCTTCACGAGATCACGGCGTGACGGGAGATAAACGATGGCAGGATGGACCAATCGCGGGAAGTTTGCAGCGCTCGGCCGCCTCTTCCGCGGCGTCGCGCTACCCACCAACTACTTCATCGCTCTCGTCACCTCGGCCGCGGCGCCAGGTCCCGACACCAACGTCAAAAGCGAACTCACCGAAATCGCGAATGGTAACGGATACACCACTGGCGGGATATCCTTAACGAAGAACACCACCGACTTCGACGTCTTGACCGAGGACGACACCAACGACCGGGCGCTGGTCCAACTTAAGGACATCGTATGGACGGCATCGGGAGGCTCGATCCCCGCGTCCGGCGGCGGCGCCCGATATGCCATCCTGACCGATGACAACGCTACCCAGGGATCGCGCGAGGTCTACACCTTCTGGGACCTCACATCGGATCGGACCGTCTCCGATACCCAGACGCTCACCCTGCAGAACTGCGAAATGCGACTGACGGAGTAGCTCAGCATGGACCAAGCGATCTTTGTCCGCGGCGACGATGGTGTTGTCGTTGTCAAGCCGGATGTCGTCTATCCGCACTATTTGCATCTGGCCAACGTCAAGACGCCAACGCAATTGGAGCTTGAGCTGGTGCGCCGCGCCTTAACCGAGGATATCGCCTCAGTGCTCGGGGCGCCCCTCACCCTCAGGATACTGAAAGGCGACGGGAGATGGGCCCTTCGCAACTTTCCGTCAGCGACCGGAAACGACGAGGCTGCCGTGATGCGCAATGCCGGATTCGCAAGAGACTTCTACGCGGCTCTGCCGGGAACGCCCGCGCGGCGGCTCGGAATCGTCTAGTCAGCCAAATGCTGATTGTCGACAGCGCTGGCGACAAGATCCAATCGACTGCTGGATCGGCTGGCGGAGTTCATCGGGCGGCGTAGGCGCCGGCGATGGCGGTCGCGGTCAACAGCTCGGGGTCGCAGACGGCCACGATCGGAACCGAACACGATCTGGCCACCATCACGGCCGCCGATGTGTTCCAGCCGGTGATCGATGTGGCGAATATGCAGGGTCTGATAACGCCGGATCTGCTTGAAGTGGCGGCATACGGCAAGGCGCGCTCCAGCGACACGGAACGCCTCATCGCGAAATGGCGGACGATCGGCGATCCGCCAACTGACCTCTGGCGGCTGCCGCCGATCATTTCACCGCATTATCTGCGGCTGACGCTCAAGCAAACTCAAGGCAGTAGTCGGGCGTTTCCGTGGGCGATTTACGAAACCGGCACAACACCAAGCGTGGACAGTTCCGGCTCGCAGACAGCGACGATCTCGACCGAGCATACGCTGGCGACGATCACCGGCGCCAATGTGCTGGAGCTGAACGTGGATGTGGCTGCGATGGCCGGCGGTGCCACGCCCGATTTGCTTTTGCTGCGTATGTACGGCAAGGCGCGGTCGAGCGATACCGAACGTCTGGAGATGGAGCGCCGCATCATCGGTGCCCAGTCGGACACGCTGGTCAAGTTGCTGGCGGTCGTGAGTCCTCATCACTGCAAGCTGACGCTGACGCAGACACAGGGCACCGGCCGCGCGTATCCCTGGGCCGCGTACAAGGTGCAGTGATGTTTCAGTGGCATCCGGAGGGAACGAATCCGTCTTCGGAGACCTTGGGCGCGACGACGGCATCGAGCGCGGGAACGAGCGTCACCGCCAGCGCGACGGCGAACACCAAGGGCAGCTATGTCGATATCGGCGGCGTCACCGGCTTCGCCTATGAGGAGCTGCACGTCAATTTGCTGGCGACGGTCAGTGGCGATTTTACCGCCGACCTGGCCATCAATGTCGGCGGCAATCGATTCATCATCGCGGAAGATTTGCGCATCCGCGGCCGCGGCGTCGACAACGGGATTCTCTATCCGCTGGCGCTTCATGTGCCTGCCGGCGCGCAATTGTCCATGCGCTGTCAATCGACTGTCGGCAGTGGCATTCTGTCCGCCATACTGCATGGCCGCTCAAGCGGCCCGCGGGGAATGCCGGGATTTTCGCGGCTGCGTGCCTTGTATGCGCCGGCGACGAGCAGAGGCGTCAATTGCGACCCTGGCGCGGTCGCCAATACGAAGACTAGGACACAAATTGTCGCATCCTCGGCGGCGCGCGTGGTGGGTTTGCTCGGCTATGTCGGGCCGGCGGCGGACACCGCCCGCGCGGGGTCTGAACAATGGTTGATGGATATTTCTGTCGGACCCGGCGCCGGCGAATGGAACATCATCTCGAATCTGCTGTTCGGCGCCGACGCGACAACGGACACGCCCTATCCGTCGCTCATCGGACCGATGGCCTGCGACATACCGGCATCGACGCGGTTTAGCGTCAATCTGCAATGCAGCAGCACCACGGCCGGCGATCGGCAGATCGACGTTTCGCTGTGGGGCTACGAGCCGTAATGCAGTGAATTCTTTTGCAACGACGGCAATACTGATCGGCGGCGCCGCGGGCACCGACATCACGCCGGCGCCGGCAACTGCGGCCGCCGCTGTTGTCGCGCCAACTGTGTCCTTGGGCAGCGTGAGCGTTGCCCCCGCCCCTGCCTCGGCTACAGCCAGTGGTGTGCCGCCGTCTGTGGTGCTTGGCAGTCTGGCCGTGCAACCGGCGCCGGCAGCTGCGGCCGCAATCTCGGTGCCGCCGTCTGTGGTGCTTGGCAGCCTGGTCGTGCAACCGGCGCCGGCAGCTGCGGCCGCAATCTCGGTGCCGCCGTCTGTGGTGCTTGGCAGTCTGGCCGTGCAACCGGCGCCGGCAGCTGCGGTTGCGTCTGCTGTCGATCCGACGGTCATAAGCGGCGGCGGCAATGTCGTCGTGACGCCGGCACCAGCAGCCGCGGCGGCGATTGTCGTGGATCCGTCGGCGGTCCTGGGCAGTCTTGCGCTAACACCGGCGCCAGCTCAGGCGGCGGCGATCACGGTCGATCCGGCCACGGTTTTAGGAAGTCTGTCTCTAGCGCCCGCAGCGGCGGCAGCCAAGACGGGTGCGGTCGACCCAGCGGTAGTGACCGGTAGCATCGTGGTCGCTGCCCAGCCGGCGACATGCGCAACCGCAAGGCTGGACCCACTGGTGATCTTGGGCTCGATTTCATTTGTGCCGGCCGTTGCACAAGCAGTCGCACTATCGATTCCACCAAACGTCATTGATGGCGGCGGACAAGCGGCGATCTTTAACTCCAGTCTGATGATGAGCGACATGGGGAGGATGATGAACCGGTGAGAGGGCAAATGCGTAGTACGCCGAGAATTCGACATGCCTGAGACGATGCCGGTCCTGATGGGCCGCCGCAGTCTGCCGCAGCAGGACGCCGGCAAGGTTGTCGTGCTGGCGGAGCTATGGAACAAGGCCTCCGGCGCGCTCGCCAATTGGGCGACCAAGGCAAAGGAATGCGTCGATTTCGTGGAAGGCCGCCAATACAGGGCGGAGACGCTGCGCGCGATGGAGTTGCAGGGGCGGCCGACACTGACGCTGAACAAGATCGCGCCACTGGCCCGCCTCGTCATGGGCTACCACCGCAACAACCGCACCGATACGCGGTTTCTGCCGGCCTCCACCGGCTGGTCCGACGAAGCGACCGCCGAATCCATCAGCAAAGTCATCAAGGATATCAACGAGAACAGCAGTATGCCCTATGTGGACGCGGAAGTGTTCATGGATGGCTTGCTGACCGGGCGCGGCTTCTTCGATACACGGCTGGACTTCGGCGAAAACGATCTCGGAGAAGTCGTCACCAAGGCGGTCGATCCCTTCACGGTCTACCCGGATCCCGATGCCGAGGGTTACGACCTGAACGACGGCTCGTTCATCTGTGTGTCGCGCCGCGTCGGCTTGGATGAAATAGAATTCTTCTACGGCCCCCAAGCGGCGGAATTCTCGCGGCCGTTCCTGCGCGGGCAGGTGCCCATGGGGCCGGTCACCACGATGTCGAGCGCGGACGGCGAGATCACGCCGGTTCGCGCCTTCGGCAGCCGCGATTCGAGCGACCGCAGCGAGTGGTGGGACTCCATCTACAACTATATCGGCTACGATTTCGTCGATCCCTACAGAAAAACCTTCCGGCTGTTGGATTTTCAGTACAAGGTCACCGACATGGCTCGGGTCTTCATCGACCTTGAGACGGGCGACCGCGAGATCATCCCCGCGGAATGGGACGATGAGCGCATCAAAAAGACGCTCTACCTGGCCAAGCAGCGCAACGATCCAGTTGTGGTGGACATCCGCCCCGTGCGCCGCGTCCGCTGGACCACGCTGGTGGGCGACGTCATGCTCTATGACGCCTGGAGCTACTACGACAAGTTCTCGATCGACGGCTTTTTCCCCTACTTCCGGCGTGGCCAGACCCGCGGCATGATCGAGGACCTCATCGACCCGCAGAAGGAAGTGAACCGCCGGCGCAACGCCGAGCTCGAGATCGTCACTCGCACGGCCAACGGCGGCTGGATGTATCATGAGAGTGCGCTGGACAAGGAAAATGAGCGTAACCTCAAACAGTTCGGTGCCCGCCCTGGCGTCACGATCAAGTGGAAGGGCGATCCGGCGCAGAAGCCCGAGCCGATTCAGCCGGGCCCAGGCGCGGCACGGCACGAAAGACTCGAGGAGAAGGCGCGCGACGACATCCGCGAGATCGCCGGCATCAACGAGTCGGCGCTCGGCGAGCTCGACCGTGTGCAGTCAGGCCGCGCGATCGAGGCCCGCCAGCGGCAGGCGGTGATCGCCATCCAAATCTACATGGACAACTTCAAGCGCACGAAGCTGCAGGTGGGCAGGCGCCAGCTCTACATCGTCCAGCGCTACTACACCGAACCCCGGATCTACCGCGTCCTCGGCGAGGACGGCAACCAGGCCGAGGTACTGCTCAACCACAGCATGATGGATGAGACCACGGGCGTGAACGTGATCCTCAACGATGTGACTCGCGGCAAGTACCGGATAACCATCGATGAAACCCCCTTGTCCGCCAGCTTCCAAAATGCGCAGTTCGAGGAAGCGCTGATGCTGCTTGAAAAGATGGCGAATGTTCTGCCGGCGCCACTAATAGCCGACATTCTGGTAGACCTCTCCACGCTGCCGCGCAAAGAAGAGATCAAGCAGCGCATCCAGTTGGCGATGCCGGTCCTGCCGCCCGGGGCCGCCGCGCCGCCGCTGCCGGGCGGGGGGCCAGCTCCGGGCAATGCGCCGGCGCTCGACCAGTCGAAGTCACCAGGGGGAAAGGTGGTGCAACTCAGGCGATAGGGAGGACCCATGATTCCGACGAAAGGCCGCATCGTGCTGGTCGAATTCTTGAACGACCAACCGATGTGCAACAACGACCGCGTTCATCCGGCGGTCGTCACCCACAGCTTCGCGAGCGAGGATGGGCCGCAATACATCAACGTCAAAGTTTTGACGGACGGTCCGCAGCCGGCCATCTGGCTCACCTCCATCGGCCGCAAGGATCGCGCGACACCAACCCGCGACGCTGCTGGCACGATGTGGCCGGCGGCGGTATGGTACTGGCCGCCGAAGAATGGCGAGGCCGTTCCCGGCTTCGCAGCGCCGCAGGTGGCGGAAGGGGCAGACGATGCGGCGACGACTCAAGCAGGCGCGTCGGCTGATAGCGGCGATGTCGCCGCCGATGCAACCGGAACAGCCGCTCTCGACGGCGCGCGAGATGGCGGTGAGGCAGCAACAGCCGCCGCGGCCGATCAACCCGTTCCTGGTGCAGGTGAATCCAGCCTGACAGACGGCTCGGCCGCCGGCGAGAGGTCTACCTCCTAGCCGGCCATGCACCGTCTCGAGTCCAAGACGCTGGTTACCGTGGCGTTGCTTCGGCGCTTCGAGGCAGAGGCCGCGGACTATGGCGGGGTGTACCTCGCCTATATCGAGAAGCGCGACGGGACGTTTCTCGATCACGCTTCGCCGGGCGCTCCTGCCATGTCCCACGACCAGCAGATGATGGCGCTGGATATCCTCCACCGGTTGAATGCCGACCTGGCGCATGACGGTGCCTGGGTCTGCATGGCGATTGGGCCGAAGCCGGCTGGCATTCTCATGCCGTTGGCGAACCCGGCGGTTGACTACGCCATCCTCATGTACCTGTGGATGGATGCCGAGGGCGACGTGAGGTTCCCGGTCGAATTTGAGGACACCGTGGCGAACATGGCGAGGAAGGGCATCCTCTACTGGCTTGAGCAGGCGGAAAACGCTTGGCGGACCTGGAAGGGTCTCATGATCGACGTACTTGATCCGAAGCCGAACCAACAGCACGCGCGAGCGAGGGGCGAAGATGCGCCATCCCTGAAATCGCCAACGGTACGCTGATGCTGTGTGAAAAGGGCGCCCAAACGATGCTTCGTCTGTGGATGAAGTTGGCCGATCGACGGACCTGGCCTATCGGGTCCCCTTCACACAGCACAGCAGCGGGGTAGTTCAGTTGGTAGAACGCGAGAGTCATAATCTCGGTGCCGCCGGTTCAAATCCGCCCCCCGCAATGATCGAGGAAACGCCCGCACCAGCGGGCCTTTTTTTGAGCCTAAAGACGCCGCCGGTCTGCTATCGGGCGCTCCCGCGGGTCACCAGCGAAATCGGTGACGGACGCCGCCGGTCCTGCCGGGCGCTTCCGCGATTCAACCCAGCGATAGAGGGATGAGCAGATGAACACCCCAGATGAGGGGCAGGTTACGCCTGCCTCAACGATACCCGAGACCCCGACCCCTGAGAATACTGCAACGCCGCCGGCATCCGGCGCACCAGCGCCGGCAGATGAGCAGACGGCACGCGAGCCCGATGTCGACGATATCGCGTTTGCGAAGTTGCAGGCCGAATTGAAGGCGGAGACGGAAGGTAAACCGGCACCAGCCGCGACACCTCCCGCAACCGCCGCGGCACCGGGGACGGCGACACCTGACCAGCCAGCCACAGCGACTCCGGCGCCGGAAGGCGCGAAGCCTCCGGTGATGATTCCGAAGCCGCGCGTGGACGAAATTCTGGCCAGGGAACAGCAAACGGCGCGTGAACGTGATGAAGCGATCGCTGCGGCCGCCTACTGGAAAGCGGCTGCGGACCTGAGTGCGAAGGGCGGCGGCGCGGCGGCTGGTACCCAAATGGGGCAACCGCCGGCGAACACGCCGACGCCGGAGCAGCAGATTGCAGCGATTGAGAAGCAAATCACGGATCTCGCCGAGAAGTTCGACAACGGCGACATCACGCTGAAAGCCTACAAGGCCGAGGAACTGAAGCTGGGCAACCAGATTCAATCTCTCCGGGAGCAGAAGATTCTTGCCTCGGTGCCGAAGCCGCAGCAGGCCCCCGCTCCGCAAGCGGACATGCGCCTCGATGAGCTCACGGCAGACCTCGAGGGCAAGCATCCGTACCTGGCGGAGCTCAGCGCGCCGGAATTCGATCAGAAGTGGCTGTTCATGCAGACCGAAGCTGCGGCGAACCTCGGCGCCGATTGGGCGGCAATGCCCGCCGGGCCGAGAAAGAACCTGATGCTGCGCCAAGAGACGGCCCGCCTTTCCGACATCTACGGCCCGATCTGGACCGGCAAGCAGCTGCAGCTCGCAAAGCAACCTGGGGCGACACCTGCACCGCAACCGGCGGGGCTTTCTCCGGCTGCCAATCAACGGCTCGCAAAGCTGACGTTGGCGGGAAACGCGCCGCCTGACTCCACCAGGATCGGCCAGGCATCGACGCCGGCAGGTCAGGTCTCCGACGCTCAAGTCATGCAGATGACGGACGAAGAGATCATGGCCCTGCCGCCCGCGGAGCGCCTGCGGATCCTTCCCAGCCTTCAATCAGGATAGATCGCAAAGGAGCGAACATGCAGACTGATTTCGGCGCCCTCACAACGGCGCAAAAGCGCGTATGGGCGGCAGAAGTCTGGCAGGCCGGGCGTGACCAGTCTTTCTGGTTCACCAACGGCTTCATCGGCGGATCCGATAGCCAGATGAACACCCCCATCCAGCGCGTCACCAAGCTGACGGAAACCGAGCGCGGCCTCGAATGCGTCATGCAGCTTGTGCAGGATCTCGTCGGCGACGGCGTGGTCGGCGACAACAAGCTGACGGACAACGAGGAGCCGCTGGTGAACGATGCGCAGGTGATCCGCATCGACCAGCTGCGCAACGGCGTTAAGAACAAGGGCGAGATGGCCGAGCAGGCCACCGTCATCCGGTTCCGCGCCACGGCCAAGGAGAAGCTGACCTTCTGGCTCTCCGACAAGCTGGATGAGATGATGTTCCTGGTCCTGTCGGGCCGGAGCTTCACGCTCAAAACGGACGGCACCACGCGCGTCGGCTCTCAACTGCCTCAACTCAGCTTCAACGCTGACATCTCGGCGGCCTCCGCCAACCGCATCGTCCATGCGGGCGTGGCGACCTCGGAAGGCACCTTGACCGCCAACGACAAGATGTCGTGGCAGGTCATCATCCAGGCCCGCACGAAGGCGCAGCGCAAGCGTCTGCGGCCGATCCGACAGGGTGGCAAGGAATACCTCGCCATGATCATCAGCTCGGAGCAGTGCCGGGACCTCGACCTGGATCCGACCTATCAGACGATCGTCAAGAGCGCACAGGAACGCGGGAAGACGAATCCCCTGTTCACCACCGCTCACGCGGTGGTCGGCGGCGTCATCATCCACTACCACAACAAGACCTTCAACACCCTGGGGCTCGCTTCCGCCTCGAAGTGGGGTGCCGGCGGTCTTGTCGACGGCGCGCAGGCGCTCCTGTTCGGCGCCCAGGCGGGCGGCCTCGCCACGCTCGGCAACATGTTCATGCGCGAGGCCGACATCAACGATTACGGCAACCGCCCCGGTATCGCGGTCGGCCGCAAGCTCGGCATGTTGAAGCCGAAATTCAAGTCGATCTACGACAACAACAATGTCGAGGATTTCGGCGTGATCTCGGTCAAGACGGCCGCCGCCGCTGCTTAAACGGCGCTCGCCGCGGCTTAATCGAAGCGAAAGGGAATTTGATCCAAAATGGTAGCTGAAAATCTGCGCCACTGGCGCATCCAACTGGCTGATCGTCGCGATGGCGCGATCATCCAGGCGGCGGGCGGTGCCGTCATCGTCTGCCAGGCCGGCCTTCCCGACAAGGTCGCGCTGAAAAACGCGGACGGGTCCGCAGCCGCGAATCCCGTGCCGCTGAACATGGGGTTGATCGAGTTCTACACCGCAGTGTCGGTCAACTCGGTCGATCTCTATGGCATCGGCCCGGGCGGATTGGCGATCGAGTATGAGGGCGTCGTTCCGTCGGGTCCCAACGAGATATTCCTCGACGGCGCGCGCCGGGATCAAACCTACAAGGTCCCGTTCAGCTTCCTCGACGATGCCGGCGATGCGTTGGAGACGGATACCGGCCTCGATCTGCCGGCCAACGCACTGGTCTACGGACGCAAGGCCGGCACCGGCATGTTGGTCACCGCAGCCGACGCCACCGAAACCATCGACGTCGGCACGCTTTCCACGGAAGGCGGCGGCGATGCGAACGGCCTGATTGCCGCGTCGTCCGTGGCCGCCGCCGGCGCGGTGATCACCACCGATGGCGCCTTGATCGCCGCCGACGTGCCGTACAACACCGACTCGCAGGTGGCGAAATCCATCAGCTACACGCTGTCGGCCGGCACTGACAGCGCCAAGGGGTTCGTGTACCTCGGCGCACTGCTGCTCGCTCCATAATCCTGGCAGCGGATTTAACCGCTGTAACTTGCCCAAGAAGGCCGGACCTCTGGCGCGAGGTCCGGCCTTTCCTCCTCTGCGCCAAGAGGACTCCAATATGACCACGCTAAAGGCCGCCACTGCGGCCCAAACCCTCTACGTCACCGATCTCAACTGCCAGCCGAAGAACAACGTCCCGAACGCGCCCGATCACAGCCAGCGCGTGCACCTTCAGATGATCGACGGCCGGCTGATGCAATTCGTGTTTAAGTACGGCGAGCCGCTGGGAATGCCGTTCGAACATGCCATGAAGTTTCTGCGGCACTCCGACGGCTTCCTGGTGCAGGAGCGGTTGGACGATGGGCACCTGCGCACCTACGAACCGCCCCCGCCCGATCTGGACCCTCACAATCCCCAGGGCAACCGGATCACGCTCGGCGATAGCCAAGTGATCGCTGAGCTCGACGAGTTGACCCACGAAGCCCTCAAGGTCCGCGCCGCCATGGAAGCCGGCGGCGAGAAGACCAAGGCCTTTTCCAAGGAAAGGCTGATCGCCTTCCTGGTGCAGCGCCGGAAGGAAAAGGCGCTTGAGAACCTCAGCCCAGAAGACGAGGGCGGCCCAAACTCCGACTTCGCGAATGTGCCCCCAATCGACGAGTCGGACGGCGCCAATCCTTTCAACACGTGATCGCCGATGACGGCGTTCTTGTCGGCGCGGCAGATCTGCGAAGCAGCGCTGCGCAAGGTCGGCGCGTTCCCGACGTCCGACACGGCGGCCGAGCCCGAACATATGAAAGAGGCCATGCGCTGGTTGGCGCTGCGCCTCGACCACATCGCAGGCTCCCGCCGGCGGGAATGGCTGATCTCGCCGACCCTCACCGTTCCCCTCAACATCGCCAACCAGAAGACCTACGAGATATCCACGCAGGTCGGGGCCGCTTGGCCACGACAGGGGTTTGAACACGTCATCGTCGCCTTCGTCGAGGATCAATACGGCAACCGCTGGCCGGTCGAGGTGGTCGACCGCGAGAAGTTCGAAGATGTCTGCAAGACCGCCGAAAGCGGCGAGCCGGCCTGGATCTATTTCGACCGCCTGACCAATCGCGACCTCAGCCCGGAGGTGAGCGTCTGGCCGGTGCCGACGGTCACGACCTACTTGCTGAAGATCATCATGCAGATGAATGCGCCGGACATCATGCCGTCCGGCGTCAGCGGCGACGACATCGACGGCGCGCTTGCCCACGGCCTCCGCCGCACCTGGCAACTCTGGGCCGTGTTTCAGTTGGCCGCCGATCTCGGCAGCGGGCCGATCCGCCATCTTCCGGTCGAGCGGTTCAACCTCTTCACGGCCCAGGCCGAGCGCGCGCTTGCCGATCTGGAAAACGTCGAGGACCGGGAAAAGACCACGGGTCCGCCGATCTGCGCATCCGGCTTCGATTACGAGATTGAACGGGGCCCCTGGCCAGACACTTGGAGGGCGGACACGTGATGATGCGTGAGTCCTACCGCGGCTTCTTTTGCCGTGAGCCGGCGCCGCACGGCCGCGCCTTCCGCGCTTGGAGCGACGGCGCCATCGCCTCCACGCTGTTGCTCGTCTCCTCGTCGATCATCGCCGTTTTGGCGCTGGCATTTTGGCTAGGCCGCTGGACGGCCTGAGAGGACTTCATGGCCTTCACGCGGACCAAGATTGCCGATTTCGAGCTGGCCAATCCTCTTTACGCCGGATCGAAGGTGTCGTTCTTCACCGTCGACGGGAGCGGCAACCCGACGACAGTGCTGGCTACGCTGTTTCTCAACTTCAGTGGGCCGGACACCGCAGCAAACCCGCAGAAGCTCGACAGCGAGGGCAAGTTCCAGCGCCCGGTCTATGCCGAGGTGCCGGTCATCGGCCGCGTCGCCGGCATTCACGTCGCCGACCACGACACCGGCGTCATCCTGCCGGCAAGCGATGGCAGTCCTCTTGATCAGGCCGAGGGCGCCAGATCGGCGGCGACCGCCTACGCGGCGGAAGCCTCGCGGCAGGCCCGGCGCGCAGCGGCCTCTGCGGCTTCGGCGGCCCTGCGCGACCCGCAATCAGACCAATATATCATCGCAAGTCAGACCTTCGGCATGAGGTGAGAGACAGACATGGCGACATATACAAAGATACGACTGAGTGGTGGCGTGAGCGGACGCAACATCAAGGTCGCGGCGACCGCAACTCCGGGCACCCTCATCCATACGGCAGACGCCACCGCGCTGGATGAGGTCTGGCTCTGGGCGCAAAACAGCGACATCGTCGATCGTAAGCTCACGATCGAGTACGGCGGCGTTGGTTCGCCCGATGATCTCATTGAGGTCAATCCGGTGCCGTTCGAGGCTGGGCCGATCCTGATTATACCGGGATTGCTGTTGACCGGCGGCTTGGTCATCCGCGCCTTTGCCGCCGTTGCCAACGTCATCCTGGTCAACGGCTACGTCAACAGGATCGCCTAAATCCGGTGAAGCCATGTTTGAGCGCCTTAACCGCCTGATCCGCGCCAATCAGCTTCTTGTCGGCTCCGGCCTCACGTCAAGGGGGTCTGGCCATGGCGTGTTCAAGAACAACGTCTGGATCGGCAACAACCAGGTCCGCGACATCAGCCCGCTTGCCGAGGATACGGCGCCCGATCCCGTCGCGGACTTCCTTCAGAGCTACGACACAAGCGCGGCGACGCCGAAGAAGGTCAGCCCGCGCAATGCTGCTGTTACGGTGTTCAACAAGCTGGGCAACCCCAGCGATTTGGTGATCAACAGCAACGTCGAAACGACGATCTTCAGCGGCACGGTCAAGGGCAACGCCTTGGGATCGCATGGCGCGGTGCGCTGCGCCCTCATGACGCGTTTCGATAACAACAGCGGCGTGGCCCAGGTCTCGACGCTGCGCATCAAACTGGGAGGGGTGACGCTCTTCGAAGATGCAACAGCCGGCATTGCCACGTCCGCGCTGACGCGAACCATGCGCCTTGAGTTCACGATCGGCAACCGCGGCGACGCATCGTCCCAGGAGTTGAGCGGCCGGCTGTCGATCAGCGCGGCCCTCAGCCCGACCGTTGGCCTCGGGGACATCGCGGCGGATCCGACGCTGGATGCTCTGTTCGGCGGCTCGGCCGGCGTTGATACGACGCTGGACCGACTGCTGGAAGTGACCTGGCAATTCACCAACGCAAACGTGAGTCTCGCTCTTCGTAGGCTCCACGCCTCGATGGAGTACATCTGATGGCGGGGTTCCGCATCCCCGACTTCGACACCTGGAGACCGGGCTACGCCGGGGCTTCGGTGAAAGTGTACATTGCCGGAACCGCCAGCCTCGCAAGCTTGTTCGCCGATCAAGGGCTGACCGTCCCATTGGCGAACCCGCAGACCCTCCTGACGCTGGAATCATCGGACATCCAGTACGGAAAATTCTCTCAGCCGGTCTACGTCGGCGGCGCGGTGGAGCTGGAGATCAACTCGACAGACAGAACCGGCGTGATCCGCAACCCGCTCTTCACATTGGCCGGAGAGGACGCTGGCGCGGCGCTGGTAAAGCCGGACGGCGCATCGGTATCGACGACGCTCAGCCAACTCCTGTCGCGCTTCGTCCATGCCGAGGACTTCGGCGTTCTGGACGGCGCTTCGGCCGCAGTCAACACGGCCACGCTCAATGCCGCAATCGGCGCCGCGGCCGGGCAGGGCGGCGGTGCCGTGCTCATCCCGGCCGGCACGTTCCCGTTCAACCCCGTCACGCTGCCGGGCGGCGTCGCCCTGGTGGGCGCGGGCCGCGGCGTCACGGTGCTGCAATGCCCGACAGGCGCCGCCGTGGTGACCGTATCCGGCGATAGGGCCGGCTTCTGCGATCTGACCCTGGACGGACAGATTTCGTTCGCGGCATCGGTCGGCGTATTGATGGATGAGCGCGACGAAATCCTGTTCGACAACGCCGAGGTGAAGCGCTTCGAAACCGGCATCAAGATGCTGGGCGGGGAGCGCTGCCACTGGAGCGGCCTCTACATCGAAAATTGCGGCACCGGCGTGCTCTATCGCGGCGATGGCGCTGCGGTGCGGCATAACGAATGGCGCGGCGGGCTGGTCACCAACTGCACCGTCGTCGGCGTGTTCTATGAATATTTCGACGCGCTCGTGATCCACAACATGCTGGCCGAGGTCGGGTTCGAGAACAACCCGGTCGTCGCGCTCAAGATCGAGGGCGCGAGGTTCCTCGACATCGACAATTGCTGGTTCCTCGGGCCGGACGCGACGGCCGATCTGCTGACCGTGCTGGACGACAGCCCGGCGAACGACGACAACACGATCCAGAACCTCAACTTCTTCGGCTGCCGCTTTCAGCTCGGCGAGATCGGTTTCGAAGACAGTTGCGAGTCCGTCATCCTGGACCACTGTCGCCTGACGGACGTGGATATCGCGCTGACCCTGCCGCTCAACGCCATCATCGCCAGGGACTGCATAGAAGACGCCCAGGTCACGCTGGCCGGCGAGGGCACCAAGTTCTTGCGCTGGAAAACAGGCGAGCACGGCGTCTCGACCGGCATCACGACCGACGCCAGCGCGACCAAGGCCTGGGGCTTTGCGCTGCAGCCGGGCCAGGTCGGGTTCTTCGTCGCCATGGTGCTCGGCAACCAGCTCAATGGCATTAACACCGGTGAGTACTACATCGGCGTGTCGGCGAGGCGGCCGGGATCGAGTCTCGCCTATGACGCCCAGGTCGCCAACTTCACGGTGGGCCAGATCGTGACCGGGGCCAACACCGGGGCGTCGGGCCGGATCACGGCAGACGCCGACGGCGGCGCGACCGGAACGCTGACGCTGCGCGACATCGATGGCGAGTTCCAGGACAACGAGACCATCACCGATCCTCTGGGCGGCCAAGCCACGGTCAACGGCACTCTCTCGCATCAGAACGCCGTCCTGCTCGGCACGGTTGAGGCCTTGCGCCCAGCGCGCGAGGATGTGGCGGGCTGGGACGCAACGTTCGCGGCCAACGGACCGGAGATCGAGGTTAGGGTGACGGGGGCCGGCGGGCAGACCGTGGCGTGGACCGTCTCGGTCGACGTGACGCAGACCTGAGCCATGCCGGGACGAAACGATTGGGTCCCGCTGCCGATCGGGGCAAAGCTGTTCCAGAACATCGACGAGGCCGCGCTGACCAGGGCGCAGGCCGCTATGGAGAACAGTTTCGTCACCGAGGCCGACGGCCAGAGTCGCTTCCCCGGCCTCAAGGACTTTGCGGCCCTGCCGGACCAGGGGCGGGTCTATCTGCACGACCATCGCGGCGACCTGATGGCAGCCACGTCGAACGGCAAGCTGTACCGCTGCGACGCCTCCGGCGCGGTCGAAGACGTGACCGAGGTCCCCATCGGGGGCGGTGGGCGCACTGTGTTCACCAAGACCGATCAAGAGCTGATCATGTCGGCCGGCGGCCCCCTGGTGAGCTACAGCGGAGCGAAGACCAGACTGCTGACCGAAGATGAGGACGCGCCTCAATCTACGCATACCGGCTTCATCGACAGCTTTGTCTTGGCGATCGAGAAGGACAGTGGCCGATTCCAGCACACCGAGGCCGGCGCCTACGACGAGTGGGATCCGCTCGACACGTTCTCGGCGGACGGCAACGCCGACAACATCACCTCGATGCTGATTACGCCCTATCGCGAGGTCATGTTGTGCGGCCCGGAATCAATCGAGCAGTTCGAACGCCGCGACGGTACCACGCCGTTCTTCCGGCGCTGGTCGATCGGCGAGGGAGTGAAAGGACCGTACCTGGTCTGCTTCGCCGATAACGCCATGTTGGCCGTGAACCAGCGCAATGAGATGGTGAGGATATCCGGTCAAGTCGCGCAGCCTATCTCCGACGACATCGGCTTGGTGCTGGAGAAGGTGCGGGACTGGTCCGACGCTTGGATTGGCGGCTATCCCGACAGGCCGCTGCACGTCAAGGGCCAGAAGTTCGTGCTGTTGCAGATACCCAACGCTGAGACGCCCTACGGCACCAAAGGGTTGACCTACGTCTATGACTACCGGAAGCGAATCTTCTCCAACCTCTATGGCTGGGACGAGAAGCTGTCGCTGCCGACCCGCTGGCCGGGATGGTCCTACTGGCCACTCTGGGATCGAGTCTTCGTCGGCGGCGAAGGCAGGATCTACGAGTTCGACATGGATCGCTACAACAACGGCGGGCAGCTGCAGCGTTGGCTGCTGCGCACCGCGTTCATCGCCGACTACGGCGAATCCGCGATCGACGATCTCAGGCTCAGGATCAAGCGCGGCGTCGGCGGCAACGACGCCGAGCCTTCGATCCGGCTCCGGGTCAACCGCGACAACAAGGGCTTCGGCCGCTGGCTGAGTCGCGGCTTGGGCGCGGCCGGCGACAGGATGATGCACATCAATTTCGGCGCGATGGGGCAGGCCTTCTCGTGGCAGTTCGAGCTGGAATGCACTGCCGATTGCCCCATCGAGTTGTCGCGCATCGAGGTCCAGGTCATGCCGGTGGGCGTCTGACATGGCCGGGCAGATCCCGTCGCTGCCGCGCTTCTCGGGCGACATCAACGCGGACTTCGTGACCCTGGCCGAGTACGTCAACAGCCTGTTCGTGGCCATCGGCATCGAGGGCGCCGCGGGCGCCGCGTCGGTCGGACCGCTGCCGCGCGGGTGGATCGACGGACTGACCCTCTCCCATGCCGGCGGGCTCATGTCCTGCGGCCGCGGCGTGGCGCGGGCCGACGACGACACCAGCGATCTGCGCCTCGCCGAGGCCATCACGGGCAAGAGCCTGGCCGCGTTCGGCGTCGGCTCCGGCAAGGGTATGCTGGACCAGGGCGTTCGCGCCGTGAACGCATGGTACCACGTCTTTGCGATCGGCAATCCGACCACCGGCGCCGTGGACGTTCTGGCGTCGCGAAGCCTGGAACAGCCTGCGCTGCCGACCGGGTTTTCGACCAAGCGGCGCATCGGCGCGATCAAGACCAACGCATCGGGCCAGATAACGCCGTTCTATCAGGTCGGCGATGAGTTCCGCTGGGCCGACCCGCCTCTGGACCTCAGCGTGACCCTGGTCGGGACTGCCGCCGTATTGGCCGTGTTGCAGAGCGTGCCGCCCGATGTCGTGGTGCAGGCGGTCTGCAACGTCATCATTGAGGACGGCGGGCAGGTCAACGGATTGTACATCTCCCCGGTCGCGACCAACGACGAGGCGGTTTCGCGCACCGCCGCCCCGCTGCTCAGCGCGAACCGGGCGCTTGGATCGACGACCGGGGTTGCGTCGGAGTTCAAGATCTACACCGACGCCCAGGCCCGCATCAGATACCGGGCCGAAGTAGCCACACTGGACGCCTTCGCCCTTGCCACATTGGGTTGGATCGATCCCAGGGGCAGGAATGCTGCTTAGGAGCAACGAGGACATGATGCCCGAAGAAGCTTTTGCCACCATCCCATCCGGAAAGTACCGCGAGAACCGCGCGCCCAACTTCGTGGGCGGCACGGGCGACATCGACCAGCCCGGTGTACCGACGCCGGTGACGCCGCCGGCCGGAGCGCCGGCGAGCGGCTCCGGGGGCGGCGGCGGCACCCCGACCACGCCGGCCGCTCCGCGCACACGCCT